AGATCAATCACGGTAACTGCCCGGTCTTGGAGTGGTGTTTTACGAACGTGGCCATTCAGATCAATGCGGTGGGATTGAGGCGTTTCAATAAGGCAAAAAGTACGGAACGCATCGACGCGCTGGTGGCGCTGGGCATGGCCGTCGGCGTGTACCTGGACACCAACCAGGGAGATCCCGTCACCGAGGTGCTATTTCTTTAACACTTGATTTACAATAACCATGCACAACGACAAGATCGAACTACCGAAGAACCTTCAGGCGCAGATCCTCACGATCCGCCGCGCCCAGGCCGAGCTCAACAACCGCCTGCAAGACCTGCTGACGGGCTATATGCACGGCAAAGACCTTGACGTCGGCGCCGGGTGGCAGCTGACGCCCGATGCTTCGGCGCTGGAGCTGGCGGAAAAGGAGAACGGCGAGGCCGTCAGCCCGTCTTTCGAGAACGCATCAGCTCCATGATGGGGTCTTTGGCCTTCGGGGCCTCTTCCTGGCTCTTGGGCTTGCGGGTGCCCTGCTTTTCTTCGAGGTAGGGCATGATGGCGTTGAGTATGGACACCTTTTCCTTGGGGTCCATGCTTGCCAGCTCGTCCACGAGGCTCTTGACCGTCAGGTCGGCCAGTTTTTGCAGATTTCGTGTTTTGAATCGCCTTTTTGCCATGCCATTAGATTTTTCTCAAAAATGGGTGCTTTATATTGAATATATCGTATTTTAGACTGCCAAATACGGGTGGGTGGCCAAATCGCCGACATTGTGGCAGCGAATGATACGCTATTTTAGCGTAGGTAACACCCGTAACCTATCCCTTTCTCCTGCTTCCGACGTCCTGTATTTCACCCCTATGGGTGGATCATCTGACGTATCCGCCGAGGCGGCCCTGGGCATTCCCGCCCTGTTCCAGGCCGTCAGCCTGATTGCGGACTCGATCGCCTCCCTGCCCTTCCACGTGGTCGAGGTGGACGACGAGGACAATATGGAGATCCGCAAGAATCATTTCATATACCCGCTGATCCGCTACGAGCCCTCCGAGCTGTACAGCATGTACACGTTCTGGCAGACGATGCTGGTCCATATGCTCACGCAGGGCGACGGGCTGGCCTACATCATCCGTAACGGTGCCGGCCGCGCGGTGGAGCTGCGCCTGCTGGACCCTTCCAATGTGACCATCGAGGTGGACGCCGGGCGGGTGACCTACAAGGTGGCGGGCGCCAACCGCTCGTTCTCCTCGCGCAACATCATCCACGTCAAGGCTTTGAGCTGGAACGGTGCCCAGGGCCTCGACATGTTGCACCTGCATCGCAAGACCATCTCGCAGGCGCTGGCCAATGATGAGCTGTTAACCAAGTTCTACGAGAATGGGGCGTTCCTGTCCGGTATCCTCAAGCATCCCCAGAAGCTGACCCAGGAGCAGGTCGACTCTTTGGCCAACTCGTTCAAGAAGGCCTTTGGCGGCGCCGGCCAGTCGGGCGGTACGCCGGTGCTAACCGGTGGCCTCGAATATATGCCGGTACAGCTGTCGCCCGCTCAGTCCGGCTCCCACGACAGCAAGAAGTTAAGCGTGAAGGACATTGCGCGCATCTACGGCATCCCGGCCTTCATGCTGGGCGATATGGAGTCAGCTACCCTCAACAATTACGAGCTTGGCGTGCAGCTGTTTATCAATTCGACGCTCGCGCCCATTACCAAAGAAATTATGCAGGAGGTCAACCGCAAGGTGTTCCTGCCCTCGGAGCGGTGGCGCTACCAGCTGTATATCGACCTGGACGCGCTGACGCTGGCCGACCTCAAGAGCAAGTCGGAATACTTGCAGACCCTGTTCAATATTGGCGCGGCTACGACCAACGAGCTGCGCAAGGAAGTAGGCATGAAGCCCGTGGACAATGGCGATACGCGCTATGTGCCCATGAACTTCGTGGACGCTGACGAGCCCCGGCGCGCCGAAGAGGAAGCGCTGCGGCAGCTGTTCGGCGCCAACGGAAAAAACAACTGATATGGAAAGACGATCCTTTGAGATACGCCGCACGGTAGATACCGAAACCCGCCAGGTGCGGGGCTATGCGGCGCTGTTCGACTCTATGAGCGAGGACTTCGGCGGCTTCCGGGAGGTCATACGCCCGGGATCTTTTACGCAAGCCTTGCGCTCGGCCGACGTGCGCCTGTTGTGGAACCACGATACGGGCCGCGTACTGGCGCGCTCTACCGCCGGCACCCTGCGCGTGCAGGAGGACGGCCTGGGGCTGGCCATTGAGGCCGACCTGGGCGAGCAGACCTTTGCGCGCGATGCGCTGATATCCATGGAGCGGGGCGACGTCAGTCAGATGAGCTTCGGCTTTACCCTCGACAAGGACGGCTACGAATGGACGGAGCGCGACGGCGTGGTGATCCGCGAGATCAAGCGCGTGCGCTCGTTGCTGGAAGTGTCGCTGGTCGGCTTTCCGGCCTACGCCGAAACGACGGCCGAGCTGGCGCGTGCCCAGTTCAGGGACTACCAGCAAGCAAAGCAGGATAGAACGCGGGAGCAATTCCTGGCCCGCATTTTTGTATACGAAAACATTATTAAATTATGAAACTGAGAGAATTGGCAGAGAAGCGGGCCAAGGTGCTTCAGGATATGAAGGATCTGGCCGCCTCTTTGGAAAAAGAGAACCGCTCGTTTACCGAAAGCGAAACCGAGCAGCGCAAGAAGATGGAGGCCGAGTTTGCTTCCCTCACCGACCGCATCGAAGCGGAGAAAAAGCGCGCCGAGGCGGAAGAACTGGTCAAGCGCGACCAGGAGTTCATTGACGCCCAGAAACGTGAGCTTGTCGCGGCCCAGCCCGCCCTCAAGCCCGTAATGGCCGAAAAGGACGATACCGAAAAGCGCTATACCGACATCTTCGAGCAGAAGATCATCCGCCGCGCCAGCCTGACGCCCGAGGAGGAGAAGGTCGTGGCCCAGTATCGCGGCACCTCCATCCAGATCGGCACCACGGACGGCCTGGGCGGCTTTGTGCTCCCGCCGCTGCACGCCCGCGCCATCGAGGCGGCCATCCTTACGGCCGGCCCCTTCCCGCAGGCGGCCAACTATATTGTGACCTCCGCTACCGGCGTGTTCTCCTTCCCGACGATCGACGATACCGCGGAGCTGGCACAGCGTCCCGGCGAAGCCTCGCAGATCGCCATTCAGGATTTCACGTTCACCAACGTGGACCTGGGCGCCTATCCCTACACCTCGCTGGCGGTAGCCTCCTGGCGCATGGCCGAAGACACGGCTTTCGATTTCGGCAGCTGGCTGTTCACCGCGCTGGGTGAGCGCATCGGGCGGGCGATCAACAACGATGTCCTGGCCGGTGACGGCACCAACAAGGCCACCGGCATGATCTCGGCCCTTTCGGGTTCGGCCCTGGCTGCCGGCGCCGCGGGCGCCCTGGCCGCCGACGATGTGGTCGGGCTGTATTTTTCCATCGACGCGGCCTACCGCAACTCGCCCGGCGCCGCCTGGGTGATGAACTCGGCCACGCTGGCCAGCCTGGTGAGCGTGCAGCTGGCCCAGTCCAACGACCAGCTGCTGTATACGCCCTCGCCGAGCGCCGGGGAGCCGGCCACCCTGATGGGACGGCCCGTGTACGTTGCTGACTCCGCCGGAATGGGCGGCGTAGCCACCGGCGAGATGAGCATCATTTTCGGTGACCTCAAGCGGGGATACGTGGTACGCCGCGCCGGGGGCATGGTCCTCCAGCGACTGGTAGAGCGCTATGCCGACCAGGGCTCCATCGGGTTCATCGTGCATACGCACTTCGACGGTAAGGTGTTGCAGGCGAAAGCCGTCAACGGACTCCTGCACCCATAATATCTTTATCATGCGCCACGGCGGGCCTGTACTGTGTAGTATGGGTCCGCCGGCGGCCATGAGAACGAAATACCATGTACGATGAAAGTACGCGTGATCAAGAGCTTCAACGGCCCCGGCATCTACGGCCATATTGGCGATGAGCTGGAGCTGGACAGCAAGCAGGCCAAAGACCTGTTGAACGCCGGCTATGTCGAGGCCGTGGAAGAGGAGAAAAAGACGACCAGTTCGCGCAAGGCCAAGAGCCGGCGCAAGACCACCAAAAAAGGAGATTAATTGAAAACCTTCGGCCCCTATCCGGCGCGCGACTATATCTATGGCCTCGTCTGGCCGCACCGGGACCGGGCTGCCGATATGGCCCGGG